GAGTGAAGTTACGACAATAAAGCATTTTTTGTCAAAAATGACCGACATATACAGGGAGGCATACGGAAGAAGGACGAAGAGATTCCCGAGAAGAGCCATATTTTTCGGTACTTCCAACAACACCGAATTTTTAAAGGATACTACAGGGAACAGAAGATTCTGGCCGGTCGATGTGGGAGTTCAGGAAAGGAAAAAGAACATATTTGGAGACCTTGATGGCGAAATAGGGCAGATCTGGGCGGAAGCAAGGGAGGCTTTTGACAGAAATGAGAGCCTTCTGTTAAGCAAAGAGGCCTTATTAATAGCAAAAGAGGAACAGGAGAGCCACCGTATGAGGGACCACAGGGAAGGAATGATTCAGGAATTCATAGAAAAGGAAATACCCGACTGCTGGGAGGCTCTTACGGAAGACGAAAAGAAAGGTTTTTATAAAGGAAATCTTAAAGGAGATTTTAATCTTATCATAAGAAATAGGGTATGTGTTCCTGAAATATGGGAATTTTGCTTAGAATCTGATTTGAGAAATCTAAAAAAATCTGATGCAATAGCCCTGAATAAGATCCTGGAGATGCAGAAGGGGTGGGATAGAATGAAAACACCTTCAAGGTTCGGTAAATACGGAATGCAAAGAGGTTTTAAACGTAAAGAACAGTAGTTATTTATTAAAATGATGTCCGCCTGATTTTTCGCGGGTTTCTTCCCTAAATTTGCCAAATTTTTTGAAAAATTGAGTTTGTTGACAGAGTTTGTAGACATTTTCATGATTCATGTCTACATTCTCAAAAGTTTGTTGACAAAGTTTGTTGACAAAAAAAAGTCAGTATTTACAGTACTTTCACAGTTTTGTCTACATTCTCAAAAAAAGTTTGTTGACATCTCTAAGCCAGTAATTATAGTACTTATATATCATTTGTCTACAAACTATTATAAAATTAACATAAAAAATATAAATTAGAGGAATTAGAGGGAATTAGGGAGACATATATATGCCTAATTCTCCCTAATCTGCCTAATCCCAAAAATCTTATATTCCTATACGGAGTTTGTAGACATGCAAAAAATAGCGTAAATGACTTTAAATACTAGCACACAAACGATTTATAAGGAGAAACAAAGTTAAAAGTTTGTAGACAAAATACATTCAAAACCTTTGAAATCAAGGGCTGAAAGGAAAATTAAAATGAGAGAAAAAGATATTGAAAATTACTTAAAAGAAAGCGTAAAAAAAATAGGAGGAAGGAGTTATAAATTTACCAGTCCGGGAAATGCAGGAGTGCCCGACAGGATATGCATAATACCAGGAGGATTTATATTTTTTGTGGAGCTCAAGTCACCAGGAAAAATAACAAGACCTTTACAGGACAGGCAGATTGCAAAACTTAGAAATTTAGGCTGTAGAGTATATGTGGCAGATTCAAATGAACAGATAGACAGGATATTGGAGGATTACGATGCTTTACAGACCTCATGATTACCAAAAATACTGCATAGAAAAAATAATTGAAATAAAAAAAGTTGCACTTATGCTTGACATGGGACTTGGAAAAACATCAATAACGCTGACAGCTTTGGACGACCTGCTTTATAATAGATTTGAATCGGGTAAAGTGCTTGTTATAGCGCCTAAGAAGGTCGCAGAGTCATCTTGGCATATGGAGGCGGAGAAATGGGACCACCTGAAAAATCTGAAATTCTCAAAAGTTATGGGGACAAAAACTCAGAGACTTAAGGCACTCTATACCGATGCGGATATATACATAACCAACAGGGACAATGTTGTATGGCTGGTGGATTATTATAAACACGACTGGCCATTTGATACCGTTGTTCTGGACGAATCTTCGAGTTTTAAGAACCACCAGTCAAAGAGATTTAAAGCCCTGAAGGCAATAAGTTCAAAAATAGAAAGGATGGTACAACTTACGGGAACTCCTTCGCCAAATGGCCTTATCGACCTATGGGCACAACTTTACCTGCTTGACGGAGGAGAAAGGCTGGGAAAAACAGTGACGTCATACAGAGAGAGATATTTTAATCCTGACCAGAGAAACCAGCATCAGATTTTTTCATGGAAGGCTAAGCAAGGATCTAATGAGTCAATAAAGGAAAGAATATCTGACATATGTATATCCATGAAGGCTGAAGATTATCTCCAGCTTCCTGATATCACTTACAATACAATCAGAGTGGAACTGGATAGCAGGGCAAGAGAATCATACGAGGAAATGGAAAAAGAACTCGTGCTTGAACTTGAAAATGGGGAAGAAATAGATGTCGTAAATGCGGCCGCATTATCCAATAAACTGCTTCAGCTTAGCAACGGGGCGGTATACGACGAAAATGCTAAAATTCATGAAATCCATAAGTGCAAGATTGAAAGTTTTATGGAACTGGTGGAATCACTTGAAGGAAAAAATCTGCTTGTATTCTATGCATTCAAACATGACCTTTCAAGAATAATGGAATCACTATCTAAAAGCGGAAAGAAAATCAGAGTTCTTTCAAACGATGATGACATCAGGGACTGGAACAGCGGAAAAATTGACATCCTGCTTGCACATCCCGCAAGTGCGGCATACGGATTAAACCTTCAGGACGGGGGGAACCACGTAATATGGTTCGGACTTAACTGGAGCCTTGAACTTTATCAGCAGGCCAACAAGAGACTGCACAGGCAGGGGCAGAAGGAAAAAGTTATAATCCATCACCTTGTATGCAGTAATACACGTGACGAGGACGTCATGAAGGCACTGCAGAGTAAAGGTGACATACAGGAGGAACTGCTGCAGAGCTTGAAGGCGAGAATAGAAAAATATACGGGAGGTAAGAAATAAATGGGTAAAAGAACAGCTAAGTTTATTATGTACGCAATATTAATTATATATGTCATGTACATAAGCTATAAAATTGATAACGCTAAAAATTTTTTAGAACTGGTCAAAGTGATTATTAAAAATACTCTATCAATCACAGCAGGATATATATTAATAAAAATCAAAGAAATTAAATAGACAGGAGGAAATATGACAGAAAAAGAGCTGGATATACTGGCGGATAAAGTTAGGGAAAAGCTTTCGAGGGGACCCTTGAAAAAGGACAGATATAAAGAAACGGAGGCGATGTTAAGATCCTACACAAATTACAGGAACGTGATACGGATGAACAATGACCGTATTGAAGATATAATCAGAAACGGACTGGGGGAGATAAGGAAATCCAGAATTGAAGAAAATGTACAGGGAGGCATGAAGAAATTTGAAGGACTTCCGGAAAAGGAACTTGAAAAGATAGAACACATTAAATCAGAAAATCTGAAAATGGAAAAAAGAATCATAAGGGTAGAAAATGCCATGGAAAATATCAGAAATGACAGGTACTCTGAAATAATAGAACTGAGATATTTTAAAAACTGGACAATTGAAGAAATTGCAGAAAAATTAAATGTCGACAGAAGAACTGTCGGAAGAAACAGAACAAGATTAGTAAAATCAATGCAGTACGACCTTTTTCCCGAAGTTTTCCTAGATTGATAATTAATTTTATTTTAATCAAAATGTCCCATTCGTGTCCCAACCATGGTATTTTATATGTCCTGTCAATATGTTATAATATGGTATATTGGAATTCTAGGATTTGAGACATAACTTTGTCGAGGCGGGATCCATGGGCCATACGCCAGGCTATCAGAGACAGTGTAAAAGCTGTCTTTTTTATTTTTTGAGAAACGGAAATGGAGGTGAAGTAGCATTTGAAATTAAATGCAAGACAGAAAGCTTTTTGTGAATATTATGTAGTGTGCGGAAATGCTACTGAAGCCGCAATAAAGGCTGGATATAGTAAAAGAACAGCTAGAAGTATCGGGCAAAGATTGTTGACATATGTTGACATAAAAAGCTATGTTAAAGAATTGATGGATAAAGCGGAGTCAAAAAGGATAGCATCCGCAGAGGAAGTTTTACAAAATTTAACATCAATGATGAGAGGAGAAATACAGGAGGAAATTGTAGTAGTTGAGGGAGAGGGTGACGGAGTTTCTTCTGCAAGGATAGTAAAAAAACAAGTTTCAGCCAAAGAAAGAATTAAAGCGGCTGAACTACTGGGAAAAAGACATATTCTATGGACTGATAAAACTAATATTGAGGGAATAATACCTGTCATGATAGTGGGTGATGATGAACTTGAAGAGTAGGAAGATCAGACTACCTGATATAGTCGGGAAAGGATATAAGGATTTCTGGAATTTTAAAGGCAGATATAAAGTCGTGAAAGGGTCAAGGGCAAGTAAGAAAAGCAAGACCATAGCACTGTGGATAATCTACAGCATGATGAAGTACAGAGGTGCAAATACTCTTGTCGTGCGTAAAGTATATAGAACTTTAAAAGATAGCTGTTATTCGGATTTAAAATGGGCAATAAACAGGCTGGGTGTACTTGAATACTGGGAATTCAAGGAAAGTCCACTTGAAATAACATATAAGCCTACCGGGCAAAAGATACTTTTCAGGGGATTTGATGACCCCTTAAAAATTACATCAATATCAGTGTCAGAGGGGGTACTCTGCTGGTGCTGGTGCGAGGAGGCATACGAAATTAACAGGGAACAAGATTTTAATATGCTCGACGAGAGTATCAGGGGTATTGTGGAACCGCCTCTGTTTAAGCAGTTTATAATATCATTCAATCCTTGGAACGAGAGGCATTGGCTGAAGAAAAGATTTTTTGATGTCGAAGATGAAAACATAATGGCAAAGACAACGAATTACATGTGCAATGAATGGCTTGACGAAAGCGATAAAAAGCTGTTCGAGGACATGAAGAAAAACAACCCGAGGCGTTATCAGGTTGCAGGCTTGGGCAACTGGGGAATAGTCGAAGGGCTAGTGTATGAGAACTGGGAAGAAAAGGAATTTGATTATACGGAAGTGGCAAAAATGCATGGAGTCAAATCGGCATTCGGACTTGACTTCGGGTACACGAACGACCCCACCGCTTTATTCTGTGGATTGATAGACGTGTCAAACAGAACTATATACGTTTTTGATGAAATTTATCAGAACGCCATGAAGAACAGGGAAATAGCGGAAGAAATAATCCGTAAGGGGTATGGAAAGGAAAAAATAACCGCCGACAGTCAGGAGCCGAAGTCAATAGACGAGCTTTATGACTCAGGACTTAAGGGGATAAGAAATTCAAGGAAAGGTAAGGACAGCATTAATAATGGGATCCAGTATATCCAGGATTATAAAATCATAATACATCCGCGATGCGTTAATTTCATTACCGAGATATCAAACTATATGTGGGACAAGGACAAGTTCGATAATGCGGTCAATAAGCCCGTGGATGATTTCAACCATCTGATGGATGCGATGCGGTATGCACTGGAAGATTATACGAAAGGTCCTACATTTTCTTTTGATTAAGGAGCTGAAATGTTTAAGTTTATAAAAAGATTTTTTAGGAGAAAAGATAAAATGGAAAAGGACAACATAGGTTTATCGGAAGTTGAAAGTATTATAATGTGGCATTTTTCAAGTGAGAACTACAGAAAGATGCTTGATGGGAACAGATATTATGCAGGAGAACATGACATATTGAAAAGGAACAGAACTGCAATAGGTGATGACGGAAAACTGATAACGGTTAACAATCTGCCAAATAATAAGATTATTAATAATCAGTATAAAAAGCTTGTAAAACAGAAGGTCAACTATATAGCATCCAAGACACCCAGTATAAGCACTGATAATGAGAAATACAACGAGCTACTAAATGATTTATTCGATAAAGGATTCCTCAAAACGATTAAGAGAATAGCCACCGATGTCTATAATAACGGTATCGGCTGGCTATTTTTATATATCGACGAGGAAGGAAATTTGAAATTTAAGAGGCTGAACTCTGTTGAAGTTATCCCTGTATGGACCGATAACGAACATACCGAGCTGAAATATGCAATCAGAAAATATTCCAGTCAGGTATACAGCAACGGAAGATATGAAAAAAAAACACATATAGAGCTTTACAAGGACACAGGTGTTGAATATTACACTCTGAACGATAATAAGCTTAACCTGATCGAGAAAAAAGCATACCTGACAGTTGACAATAAACCATATAACTGGCAAAGAATACCGCTTATAAGTTTTAGGGCTGATGAATTGGAGCAGCCTCTGCTTAATAGGGTAAAATCACTGCAGGATGGACTTAACACGCTTATGAGTGACTTCATGAACAACATGCAGGAGGACAGCAGGAACACGATACTTGTCATAAAGAACTATGACGGCGAGAACCTGGGTGAGTTTAGGAGAAACCTGGCGACATATGGAGCTGTAAAGGTCAGAGAAGAAGGAGAAGTGTCAAGCTTACAGGTTGAAGTAAATGCAGGAAACTATGATGCGATAGTGAAACTTCTAAAACAGACAATAATAGAAAATGGAGCAGGATTTGACAGCAAGGCCGATACACTTGGAAATAATCCGAATCAGTTGAATATCCGTTCGATGTACTCCGAAATCGATTTGGAGGCGAACGATTTTGAAACTGAGTTTCAGGCAAGTTTTGAAGAACTGCTGTGGTTTGTTGCAAACCATTTAAAGAATACCGGACAGGGTGATTTCCTTGCTGAAAAGGTTGAAGTTGTACTTAACAGGGATATTCTGGTTAATGAAAGTCAGGCAATATCGGACATCAAAAATTCAGTTGGGATAATATCTGAGGAAACAATACTTGCCCAGCATCCATGGGTTACAGATGTGCAGGCGGAACAGGAAAGGTTGAAAAAAGAACGTAGTGAAAACATAGAGGGCTATGGAGGATTTGGAAAGCATAACCACAACTACCCCCAGGAAGGGGAAGAGGCTTAAAACCTCTTATCTGAAGCTAGGGTGATGCTTTTTCCCTTCTTCAGTAACAATGAAATTTATGGCTAAATGGGTGTCAGAAGTCAATTTTATCCAGCCTAAATTTTGCATTACTAAGAAGGGATTCTTTTCAGGTACAGTGCTAAAAATTCTAGCCCCATACACATCGGATAAAGGAACGTTTGCAAAAATACGTTCTAAGTCGTCAATAGAATATGTATCCATGGGTATCACCTGCTTTCTATCGGAGTACCGATTATACAATTATACCTTAGAATTTAAGAAAGGCAAGACATGAGTAAAAATAATTATTGGCAGGACAGATTTATCGAGGAAGAGGAACGGCTTAATAAAATAGCGGGAGACGAATTTCGTAGACAGCAGCTTGAATATGAAAGGGCTATTGCAAGAATAAACAAGGACATTGAAGTGTGGTATAACAGGATAGCTAAAAATAATGATGTATCATTGTACGAAGCTAAAAAGATGCTTAACGACAAAGAACTCAAAGAATTTAAGTGGACACTTGACGAATACATTAAACACGGGGAAGAAAATGGAATCAAGAAAGA